TTTGTTTATAACTGCGACTCATTCGCAACTAGGGTAATTTTTTTAGGACAGTTTGGAATCAATGGCGTTCAAAGGACAAGGCAAAATCGTTGACCGAGGCGACTGCGCTCAGATCTTCGGGGTCTCACAGACCACGATCGAGCAATGGATCCGTCGTGGGATGCCATTCCAGAAACGCGGCGGGAGAGGTAAGTCATGGGAAATCAACACCGCAGAAGTCACAGCCTGGCTCAAGCAGCGCGCCACCGAAGAGGCGTCCGGCAGTTCCGGCGCGGGCGAGGCGGAGCTGAAGCGCCGCAAACTCGAGGCGGAAACGAACAAGTCGGAACTCGAGCTGGCGAAACTGAAAGGCGAGGTCGTGCCGCTGAAGCAAGTGGAGCGCGCCCTGGCGGGTGTATTCTCAGAGGTGAAGACGAACATCCGCACGGTCCCGAGTCGGGTGTCGACGATGCTGATCGGCGAGACGAACGAGACGCGGATCAAGCAAGTTCTGCTGCGAGAGATTGATGTCGTTTTGGAATCATTCGATTCATTCGATCTGAACGATGAAGAGCTAGACGATGAAGTTTAGCAACACCGAAGGTCTGCGACAGATCATCAACGACGCGGCACAGTATCTCCAGCCACCGCCGGATCTGAAGCCGTCCGAATGGGCGGAGCAAAATATCAAGATCCCGATCGGGAATGCGATTCCAGGTTTGATCCGATTCGACAACGCGCCCTATCAACGCGAACCGCTCGACCTCACGGCAGATCCTGAATGCAATCGCATTACGCTGATGTGGTCAGCTCAGGTGGGCAAGACCACGCTCGCGCTCTGCGCCCAGGCGTACAAGATCGTCCAGGATCCACAAAGTCAGATCATGATGCAGCCAAGCCAGGGCGACCTTGGAACCTGGCTCGAGACGAAGTTCAATCCGCTGGTCGAATCGAATCCTGAAATGGAGCGTCGCATTGCAAAGCCGCGCGCTCGCGAAGGCGTGAATAATTCGCGGATGAAATCGTATCCCGGCGGGTTCTTAATGTTCTCCTGGTCAGGCAGCGCGAAGACAACGCGCGGACGAAGCGCACCGTTCGTCGTGACCGATGAGACTGATGGATACGAGCGCGGACACGAGGGTCATCCAGTGTCGCTGCTCTGGCAGCGTGCCGCGACCTTCGGTGACCGGCGGAAACTATTGGAGATCTCGACACCGACGATCAAAGGTGCGAGCTGGATCGAGGCTGCATTCGAGCAAGGTGATCAGCGATTCTTTTATGTGCCATGCGTGCATTGTGGCCATGAGCAAAAACTGCAATGGAAAAACGTGATATGGGACGAAGGCAAACCGGAGACCGCCAAGTATGGATGCGAAAACTGCGGTTCGCTCTGGTCTGATGCCGAGCGATACACCGCGATTCGCGGCGGACATTGGATCGCGAGCGAGTCATTCCAAGGTCATGCATCGTTTCATCTGAATGAAATGTATTCATGCTTCCGCAAACTCGGCGACATCGCGCAGTCATTCATCGAGAAAAAGCGATCAGGCGATCTTCAAACTTTTATCAATGTCTCACTGGCGGAATCCTATGAGGAAAACGGCGAAGGTGTTCGAGACGATTTACTAGTCGATCGCTGCGAAGATTGGGGCGACTTGATCCCGAGCGAGGTGGTCTGTCTGATCGCCGGTGTCGACGTCCAGGACGATCGCGTCGAGATCGAGGTCGTCGGATTCGGTGGCGGCATGGATCACGAAGAGGAGAGCTGGTCGATTATGTATCGAACCATTTATGGCGATCCATCTGGTCAGCAGATCTGGTCCGATTTGGATACAATACTGTTTGGAGAATACGAGACGCACGATGGTCGGATGCTATCGATCCGCGCCACCGGGATCGACACCGGCGGACACCATACGCAGTCGGTCTATAAATACGTCAAGATGCGAGAGGGGCGGCGAGTGTACGGAATCAAAGGTGTCGGCGGCGAAGGTCGCGCGTTCGTCGGGCGTCCAGGTAAAAACAACATCGGCAAGGTGAACCTGTTTCCGGTTTCATCTGATGCCGGTAAAGAGCTGGTCTATTCGCGATTGAAAGTTCCCGAGCCTGGTCCTGGTTATTGTCACTTTCCGACCGGTCGCGGCGAGGAGTATTTCAAGCAGCTGACAGCTGAAAAATTAGTGACGCGATACGTTCGCGGTCACGCGAAGCGGGTCTGGATTAAGACTCGACCACGGAACGAAGCACTCGACGTTCGCGTTTATGCTTTGGCGGCCTTGTCGATTTCTGGTATAAATGTTAATACAATGGCGTCCAAATTGAATGCCGAAAAAGCGACAGCGCCGGAAATTGACGAAAAGCCAGTCGACATCCGCCAGAAAATGCGTCAGCGCAAACGCGGCGGATTCATCAATAATTGGAGATCATGATGACAAATGCGTTTGATATTGGCGAAGCAAGACAGGGAGAGCCGACGCGCATTGTGGCTGGCGATCTGATTATCTGGCGACGCGATGACCTGGCGACTGAATACCCCACCGCCGACTACTCTGTTTCTTACTCATTCCAAAGCGCAAACAATCCAAGCGTCGCTGCGAACAACTTTAGCATCAGCGGCAGCGAAGACAGCAATGGATACTACTTCGAGCTGGCGGGAGCGACGACTCTGGCGCTCACCAATCTCGGCGAGTATCGGTGGCAAGTGTACGTCACGCGCACGTCGGACTCGGCGCGCGTCTCGGTCGGCACGGGACGCACTGAGATCGTCACCGACTTCGCATCGGAAAACGATGATCCGCGACAGCACGCGGAAATCATGGTCCAGAAAATCGAATCAATCCTTGAAGGTCGAGCCGACGCGGACGTATCAAACTACGCGATCGCCGGTCGATCACTGACCAAAATTGCAATTCCTGATCTGTTACAGTGGCGCGATTATTATCGCGCGGAAGTCGTCCGGCTCAAGCGCGAAGAAGATATTCGACTCGGGCGTTCGACACCATCAACCATCAAAGTGAGATTTTGACGTGGGACTAATCGACCGGCTGTTTTCTGGAAAGAAGAACAAGATCAAAAAACGTGGATACGATGGCGTCAATACAGGGCGTCTTTTTTCTGATTTCGTCACATCACAACGAAGCGCCGACAGTGAGATCCGATACTCACTCAAGACGCTGCGCGATCGGTGTCGTGATCTGGCACGCAATAACGAATACGCGCGGCGATATATTCACCTGGTGAAGACCAACGTCGTCGGCGAGCGCGGCGCGACGCTGCAAGTCAAAGCGCAGAATGTGGACGGTACGCTGGACACGATCGGCAACACCATCATCGAGCAAGAATGGAAGCGCTGGTGTGAGCGCGGCAACTGCACCGTCGACGGTCGCATGTCATTCGTCGATGCTCAGGCGATGGTGATCGAGTCACTGGCGAGAGACGGCGAATGCGTGGTTCGCATGGTCAAGTATGACGGGAACCAGGATCGATTCGCGCTCGAGTTTCTCGAGCCTGATTTCATTGACGAAGAAAAGAACGAGCGCACGAATAACGGCAATCAGATCCGAATGGGTGTGGAATTGGACCAGTTCTATCGCCCGGTCGCGTATCACATGCTCACCGAGCATCCTGGCGATTATCAGTTCCAGCAGTACAGTCGACGCACACAGCGCGTCGAAGCCGACAACATTCTGCATCTATTCATTCCCGAGCGCGCACGTCAGACACGCGGCACGCCCTGGATGAGTACGGCGATCAGCAGTCTCAAGATGCTGCATGGCTACCGCGAAGCCGAGCTGGTCGCAGCGCGTACCGCCGCATCAAAGATGGGTTTCTTTACATCACGAGCTGGCGATGGATTCCAGGCGGATGATATTGACGATGCTGGGATTCCATTGATGGATGCCGAGCCAGGCAGTTTTCATCAGCTGCCGCAGGGCGTCAGTTTTGAGCAGTTCGATCCGCAGCATCCGACCTCAGCGTTCGGCGATTTTGAGCGCTCGATTCTACGCGGCATCGCATCGGGTCTTGGTGTGTCCTATCACTCACTGGCGAACGATCTATCGCAGACAAGTTACAGCTCGATCCGCCAGGGTTCGATTGAAGACCGCGACTTTTTCCGCACATTGCAGCGGTTCATGATCGATCACTTTTTGATTCCGGTTTATAAAGAATGGCTGCTCACGGCGATCACGCGCCAGACGGTGAATCTACCGATCGACAAGTTTGACAAGTTTGCAGGCGCGTCGATGTTCCGCCCACGCGGTTTCCAGTGGGTCGATCCACAGAAAGAAATCAACGCGCACGTCGTCGCACTCAATAACGGTCTGATCTCAATGCAGGACGTGGCGTCAATCTATGGTCGAGACGTCGAAGAAGTGTTCGCGCAGATCGCACGCGATAAGCAGCTGGCCGAGCAGTTCGGACTCGACCTGGCGTTTGAACCATTCGGCGGCGGTGTGTCTGGATTCGGTCCGGCAAAGATCAACGCGCAAACAGGCGAACCATTCGGAGCTGATGATGCAGAATGAAACACGACAAACTGATTTTCCAACCGAAGGCGACGATCTCAAGATCAGTCTACGCAACAGTCAATACGACCGATTCGATCTCGACTTCGCCCAAAACATTAAAGAGTTTAATCCCGAAATATGGGAGCTGGGCGGCAACATTAGGGGGAACGAGGCATTTGATTTGGGCGTTCGCGCCCGAGATGGATCGGAAGCTCCCGAGGTCTTGGATTGGATACGGGAAAGGGAAGCATGGGCGGCGCGTCATCTCGAAGATGGAAGCCAATTCTCTGATGGTGATCTGGAGCCAAATCGAAGCAATGTCGGCGGGATTGTCGCGCAGATGAAATGGCACGTCGTCGGATCACTCGGCGAGCAGCGCATGAAAGATGTCATCCTCGAGCTGATCAAAAAACTCGAAGGCAAGAAAGAGGACGATCGCGCAATCGCGGATCTAAGCGACAACGAACGCCAAGCACTCGAAAACAAAGTCGAAGAACACAACGAAGAATATGGCGACACGGCATCGAAGCGCGTCACGCTCGGGATGCTGACTGAGGTGTATGAGCGCGGACTCGGCGCGTATGAAACCAATCCGGCGAGCGTGCGACCTGGTGTCGCCTCGGCGTCTCAATGGGGATATGCGCGCGTCAATTCGTTTTTGTTTGCGGTGCGAAACGAGCGTTTCCAGGGCGGACAGCATGACACCGATTTATTCCCAGAGGGACATCCGCTCAGAAGCGACGAAGAACGCTCAAACGAATCGAGACCCTATCCGAACGAACATGCTGCGCGGATCAATAATCCAGAAAAGTACATGGACTTTTATCGGGAAGCAGACGCCGGTGGCGCTGGCATCGATTTTATTTATGGCGTGTATGTCGAAGAACTTGAGCGCGTCTCTGAGATTCAGAGTGTGCGTTTTGATTCGGACCGATATACTATGGAGCAAGCACTCAACTGGCTGCGGGAAAATGAAATGGAACCAATAAAGTTTGAAGAGGCGATCGAAGAGCGCGACCAGGATGCGATGGAGCATCGTCACATCGTATCGATCACCGAAACCGAAGACTCATTTTTGATCGAGTTTGGAAAAGGCGAAATGTTCGAGGGTGTCAATCTGATGCCTGAGCAGCTCGAAGAGTCTGAAAACGAAATGGATGAGATGGGCAATGAGATGACAGAGGAGCGCGTGAGTAAAGTGGATACGCAGTTCCGCGCCGAGCATCTCGACTATCGAATGATTGATGATCGCCGGGTGTCGATGACGATCTCGAGCGAGACACCGGTCGAGCGTTCGTATGGACGCGAGGTGATCAATCATTCCGCAGAATCATTAGACCTGGAGTTTTTGAACTCAGGCAACGCGCCGCTGTTACTGGATCACGATTCGTCGATCCGGTCACAGGTCGGCGTGATCGAATCAGTCAGCCTGGACAGCTCGGCGCGGCGTCTCCGCGCGACGGTACGCTTCGGTCGGAGCGAACTCGCTGAACAGATTCTGGCGGATGTCGCCGACGGCATTTATAAAAACGTGTCGATCGGTTATCGCGTGCGTGAAATGAAGAGAGACGAAAGCGAAGCGGATCTATTTCGGATTACGGATGCGGAAATTTTAGAGGTCTCACTGGTGGCCTTGCCAGCCGACACGTCAGTCGGAATCGGGCGATCATCGGACCAATCTTCGCAGGAAAATCACTCACCTATTTTGGAGACTGTCATGTCAGAAAAGACACAAGACCAAATCGCAGCTGAAGCACGCGCTTCACGCGACAAAGAGGTAGCGGAGATCTTTGGTCTCGCTGCAAAGTTCAACAAGCGTTCATTCGCCGACGACTGCGTTCGTAACGGCATGAGCATCGAAGAGTTCCGGGGCAAGCTCCTGGACGAAGTCGGTGATCAGCCATTGGCGTTCCCTGAAGTCGAAATGAATGCAAAAGAAGAGCGCGAGTACAGTTTGATGAACTACATCAACGCACGCGCAAACGGCAAGCCAACGCCAGGACTGGTTCAGGAGATCTCTGATGATCTCGCGAAGCGGTATGGCAAAGACCCACGCGGCGTGTATGTTCCATCGAACATCATGTTCAAGCGGAACGTATTGACTACATCGCCAGCGTTTGGATCGAACCTGGTTCCTGAAGATCACCTCGCTGGTGAGTTCATCGACGCACTGCGTGCCAACTTGGTACTCGGCAGCCTCGGTGTTCGCATGATGCAAGGTCTCGAAGGTGACGTCGCAATCCCAGCTCTGAATGCAAAGACTGCGGTTTCATTCGTCGCTGAAGATGCAGCACCAGGAGCAGAAGGCGCGCCAACTTTCCGCCAGGTGACAATGTCACCAAAGGAAATGCGTCAGCACGTCGACATCTCTCGCAAGCTCGCGCGTCAGTCAGACCCATCGGTTGAGCAGATCATCCGCGACGACATGACTCGCCAGTTCGCATCAAAGATCGACGAAGTGGCGATCAACGGTGGCGGCACAAGTGAGCCAGACGGAATCTTGCAGACTAACGGCATCGGTTCTGTTGCTTTGGGTTCAAACGGTGGTGCGATCAACTACGCATCAATCGTCGACCTTGAGCGTGAAGTGGCGATCGACAACGCACTGACAGGATCATTGGCATACTTGACCAATCCAAAAGTAGTTGGCGAGATGCGTCAGACTCCACGTCAGACCTCAGGTGTTGAAGGCAACTTCATCCTGAACGACACCAACATGCTGCTCGGCTACAACGTCGCATCAACGACGAATGTTCCATCTGATCTGACAAAGGGTACGACTTCAGGCGTATGCTCTGCGATGATCTTCGGAAACTTCAATGATTTGATGATCGGCATGTTCGGCGGACTCGACGTCCTGATTGATCCTTTCAGTGGGTCAGCAAATGGCACAATCCGCGTCGCAATGTATCAAGACATCGACGTGGCGGTTCGTCACGCGGAGTCTTTCGCGGCAATCCAAGACATCACCACAGCGTAATGTCTGAAAGAGGGGCGACTTCGGTCGCCTCTTTTTTTTATGAAACCAATCGAACATTTCAAAGACAAACACCAGGGCGAGAGCTGCGCGGTTTTAGGTGGCGGCGTGACCCTGCCGATTGATCTTCGGAAAATTGATCCAGTCGATCGGCTGATCGGTGTCAATCAACACGCAATGATTCTCGATCTCGACTACTTGGTGTTCCGGGATCGGCATATGCACCAATACGTTAAGGATCTGCGCGACGTCTGGCTGATCACTCAATCCAATAAATTCAACGACGACAACATTGTCCACGCAGGCATTGCACCGTTCATCGGTTACTCGGGCGCTTTTGCGATCTGGGTGGCGGATTATTTGGGATTCGATAAGATCTGGATCTGCGGCATGGATCAGTACGATCGAAAGTATGATGATCGCGAATACTGGTGGGATGGACCGCAGCGTCATAAAGGCAATGGCATCGACCACAAGGTATGCGCGTCGGATCTGAATTTACTGAAAAAGTTTTTGAATGAACAAATCAAACATCCCGAGCGTGTATACTTCGTCTCGGGTAGATTGAAGGAGCTACATCAATGAAAGTCGAAATCACTCGCGGCGTCGTTTGGGACGGTCATCATTGCG